TGATTAGCATTAACCACAGAGGTTATTATTTCTGTTTCTATGTTAAAAGTGTTATTCTCCCACTCGCTGTCATTTGGAGCAAAGGTGTCTACAACATATACATTACTATTATTTGTAGCTTTGTATAATATATCAATAGCTTTAACATCTATAGGTAAATCAGTAGGTTTAAAATTTGATATTTTTAGTTGCCTAACATTATTTACCATGCCAAGATTATAACCTTGCTTTGGAGAGTAATCAAATTCCCCTGGTATAAAAGCTGGATTACTAAACGGTGAGTATGCAGATAGTTCGTTATTGTTATATTTATATCTATAGCCAAATCTTGCAAACCTCATTTCAAAGAATGCGGGGGCTTGATCTAATGTAACTTCATAATTAAAGATGTCCGTTGTTTGAGTCTCCGCGCCTGCTTCCACGGATAAAACCTGCACTATTGCTCCTATTTGTGTAGTATTCCCACCAATGATAGATAAAACTTCACATTTTATGACGGCGTCGGCATCTAGAGGGTCGTTGTCGCTCCTTGTAAATACTAATACATTACCTTTTTTGTAATATGGTAGCGTATTGCTTAGCCACGCTAATTGTTGAGGGACGCTTTCTGGGGTCATGGCAACCACATTTCCACCTACAACCTCTGCGAAAGAATATAGCGTTTGAGTATCTACAACAGCCGGCGTTCCATCTGGTAAATTTTGGGCAGTAGAATATGCGGTAATTGTAGGCGGTTGTAATGGATATTTTTTTATTACGGTTAAATCAGATTCTACAAAAGGCCTTCCGTATATTGTTGAATGCGATAAGAAGTCTGTAGCAGAATTTACCCAGTCTTTTATAGTTATTTTCTTAGGCTCGGTCTGATTATCTGTCCATAGTAACATACCTTCAAGTACGTTAATTCCGGTAATTAAATAATCTGAGCTGAATTTTAAAATGTTTTCGGTATCTACAACTAACGGGATTGTTAGTTTAGTTATTGTATTGTAGGAAGCTATAACGCTAATATTATCTGAAGCTATAAACCAATATATTTCATCAGAGTTTTCATCCCCTTCTGCTCCAATACATATAGGATTAGTTAAGTCTGTTATATAGCCTGCTGTCCAGGGTGTAAAAATCTTTGTTGTAGCATTAAAGGATTTATTAAGTAATTCTAAATTACCTTTTATATTTTGAAACGAACCAACCTGAGAGTTTTCAGAAGAGGCAATTTCTAGATTTAAAGCATCTCTATATTCACCATTAGGAACCAATCTCTCGTCGAGATCTTTACTCATTTTGCCCCTAGTAAATGTGTGTATTAACTCTGCCATTCAGTTTACGATTTAATCCATTTAGATTGGTTTCTCATTACTTGCGCCATCAAATCACTTTTCAGTTCCGACAAACGAATTTTTGCATTTCTTCTAGCAGCTACAGATTCTTTTTTAAATCTTTGTATGGCATACTCTTGGGTACTAGCCTTAACAGATAGAACAGCATGTACTATGTGCTTATAAATAGCGTCTACCGCAAATTTATGAACAGTCATATCGCTTTCGCTACCTAGTCCATCGCTTATATACCTCAAGGTTATGAATCTACCAGCCATATCAGAACTAAATCTGATCATACCTTTTATCTTGTCTATGTAAAACACACCGTTGACTTGCGATCGTTCTGGATCTAATCCGTAACGTCCACCATAAGCATATAAATTTAACAAATCTGGATCATTTGTCAAATTGTTGCTGTTGCCTCCAGCTGAAGAGTAAGGGCCATTTTCTTGATACCTCTTCAAAGTTTCTGAAGGTTGAGGATTTGCTACCTGTCCATTTTCATCATATATATATTCATATTGATCATCTTGAGCATAAGGTAATGGATTGCTAGTAAGATCCGTTCTGTAAATTATTCTTTCAATGCCTTGTGGATCAACCCAAGATAATTTAGTATAATTAACGTAATCCTGAGGCATTACCATATACAAACCTGGAGGACATTCAATTTCTATAGATTTTTCCTGAGGTAGTGTATCAAAGCTAAACTCTTGAATAGCTTGCTGAGCATGGAAAACAACGTCTGTTCTTTTTACTTTTGGTATTATTTTTTCTTCGCCAACGTATATAGTCATGAAGTTATTTATAATATCAGAAATACTAACAAATTGATAGCTGCCGTAATTTTCATCATTACTGTCCCAAATACCATCTGGACCTAAGTAATATTCCTCTTGTGTTTTATTTATTAAAGCCATCTATTATTGTTTTTCTTGTTGAACAGTTTGCATTTCCATACCATTAGCAATTTGGTACATTTGAATGTCCTTTGTACTTAATCCTGCGAATGCTAATATTTTCACGACTAGTTCAGTTTCTTCCGAACCGTGCAATTCAAAATCCACAGATGTAGCAGAATTGTATAAAGCCTCTCCGTAGACCATTTGGTAGCCCCAGGCAGCTTCAGCCGGGTTTTTTATATAGTTGCACGACACGCCAGTAGTTAACTCCGCACTGTTGCTCCCATACACTTTGTAACCAGATGTGCTTGCTACAAATACAGGCCTAGAGTTTTTAGGCTGCAAGTAAGGAGATTGGTTAATCATCAAGAACTCGTTGTAATTTACTCTCTCCGCCTCTACAAGAGTTGTGATATTTACAACCGTGTTGGGCGCAGGATATAATGATTTAGTTGGTACGATATTCGCATAGACTACTGTACCTAACCTATATAAGTCAGCTGGAGTTTGCCAATAGAATGAAGCGTTATATGCCATCGCTGCATTCGTTTCGAATAAGTTTATTTTTTCATTAAGGATGTTAAGCATGTCAGAGAACTCGGTATCATTACCTGGTACTCTACCGTACTGATTAATATCATAGAAATATTGTTCGAATATATCTAGTTGTGCTTGATTAGCGAATAGATTAAATTCCTGAGGAGTAATATAACCTCGTTGTTCCTTATTAAGTATTGCTAATACTCTTTGATATACAGTATCTACGCTTACAGCCATAATTTATTTTTTATTATTATAATAATAGGCCACCATTTAGCAGCCTATTACTATAATGGTGACTATTTAAGTCTTTTTTCAATTGCTTTGTAAATTTCAGTGCCTTCATCTGTTGTGAAGAATGCTGATAAAGCTGAATAAGGGCTCTCATCAAAAGGTATAGTCATTACTTTACGGCCATTCGGGCCATATGTAAATGTCCTTTGATCTTGTGATAGATGTAAAATTCCTTGTTCAACCGCTTTAATACCAAAATTTCTTAATTCTGTATTTTCATCAGTTGCTAATTGCAAGAACAATTGCGGGTTTTTCCTAGCAAATATTAATACATCCCTTTTTAGTTCGGAAGATGATAGTAAATTTACTTTTGTACCTAATTGCACTCGTAAAATCGCTTCTGCTTGTTCTATAGGTAAGCCTTTCGCCATGTTTAGTGCGGCCAACTCATATTCAATCCACTCTACTTCATTGGAAGCCTCCTGTTGTGGTTTGTATTCTTTATAAATACCGTTTAAATCTGGGTGATATAAAGATAACAGTTTCTGCAAAGCGGTGTCCTCCTTCGGAACCCTAAGCTTACCGTCTCTAAAAATTATTCTACCCATTATCACCTGCCCTTTTTGTTCTTCTACAAATGGTGATGCTTGATTGGTAGCATATCTTAATTCTTTTTGGTAGCCCGCTGCTGGGTCAAACCAAAGTAAAGATTTTATTCTTGAATGAGCCGTTGCTATTGAATATACTAGAGGTGTTTTTCCGCTAGCTATTTCGTATAATCTATCTTTAATTTCCCAAGTATCTTTTGGAGTAGTAATTTTTTTAGGTGCAACCTCTACTGTTTCTGCTGTTTCTGCTTGTATTTTTTTAGTAGCCATAATATAATATGATATGAATGTTAATAAATAGTAATAGTTACCCCCGTTGATTTAACAGGGGTAAAAATTACTTAGTAGAATTACTACTATTTCAATAATACGAAGTTATTCGCAGCTTGTGTACACAATGTTCTTTCTGATAAGAAGTGAACATTCATAACATCCGCGTCACTTGTATAGTTTCCGCCAACAGAACCAGTAACCCAAGATTTCAAACGTCTGTCATCAGCTTCAGAAGCACGGTAACGGATATGTAAGAAAGGTCTTGAAATATTCTGTCCTAATTGCTGATCGTAAACAGTAGAAGTTCCTGCTGGTACAATAACACCTTTGATATCATTAATAAGTCCACGAGTTGTAGAATCATTTAGATATTTCCAATCTGTTTTGTAAAAGTCGTAAGAACCACGTCTAAATCCTGAGAAGCCAAGGTTTAATGCCATATCTTCAGAGTTGTCAAATACACCATAAGATGTTCCACCAGCTCCATAAGAATTTTGAGCAGCTAACATATTATCGATGCCTAAAGACGTTGTTCTGTCTAAGAACATCATGTTCTCCTCAATAGCTCCTTGTTTGTCAAGTTCTGACAAGATTGAGTCGAATGCGTCAATACCTGTGCCAGCACCTACTGTGCTAAAATCAGTTCCCGACCATACTAAACCTCTTTCTTCTATAGAAGCAAACAAACCTTGTGTACCTGTAATAGTTGCGCCTGCGGCATCAGTGAATACACCAGCTGCTTTTTCTGCCTCAACCATACTCATTTCCAAGTAATCCTCAAATCTAATTCTTGATTCATGCTCAGATTTTAAATACCATAAGTATCCACCTGTACCTACTTCCGTAGTAACTTCAACCCATCCAATTTGAGCAACGTCTGAACCATTAACTTCATACTTGTCTCTTAGGATAATCGGCTTGTTACTGAAAGTTGTGAAAGATGCGTCAACTGAGTTACCAGCAAGAACAGATCCCTTTCCGTATTCAGAACCAAAAACAAAGATACTAAGCGGAGTACCTGCAAGCGCGCCTTGTAAAGTTGGGTCCAGGTTGTTGTCAGCATTGTCATACACTTCAATAGAGTATGGCTGCAAACCGCCACCTAAAGTGCCTACGGACTTAACAAAGGCTTTATTGACTGCTCCTGTCCCAGCTTTTGTACCAACTACTATAGTCATACCTGCTCCAAGTAATGGGGCTTTCCCGTCTGCTCCCGGTGAAGGTAAGGAAATTGTCTGAGTGCTAGTTCCTGCAGCTGTATTGGATTCAGCTGTGTCATATGCAATGTGCAATCTACCTTGTTCTGACCAAACTACTTGATCTGATGCCATTGGCATCTCTGCTCCAACCATTCTCAAGAATCCAGTGATAGTACGATTACCGTATCTTTCAATTTCTTTCTCGTAAACTTCAGGTAAAAATTGTTGTGCCCAATCCATATCCGCTAAAGACAAATAGTTGTCTCCGAATAAACCTTTTACAGGTCTTGGGGTTAAATGGTTTAAATTTGCCAATGATGCGGGCGCTGTTTCGAATGCCATAATTTTTCTTATTTAATGTGTTTAAAACTTTTTATTTTTAATTTTGAACCGTCTCCTCCTGAATCGACTGATCGCATTGAGAACCCTCCTGGAGCTTTAACATCTTGGTGAACACCTCTCGCGCCCATTTGTATGTTTTTACTATTAGAGATACTCGTCTTCATGGCATCGGATTTTCCTTGCTCATAAAAATGATTTGCAATTGAGTCTGCATTCATAGCTGTGAAAATACCCTTGTGGTAACCTTTAGCGTCTGACATTTCATTATTTTCATTCAAGAACTTCTTGATAAAATTGTTAATGTCGCTTTGGGTTTCCTTTACTGCAGGTGCGTCTTTTACGTTAAACCGGTACTTTTTGTCTCCAACTTGATAATCAAAACCTTTGAAATCATCATTGAAAACGCTTTCCGTTTTATTTAAAAACACTTTTGTTTGCTTCTCAGCTAATTGAGTTGCCGCTTCGTTTTCTTTTGTATAGCGATTGAAAAAGTCTACCGCTTTCTTTTGTTCGGGAGCTAATTTGCTACCTCCTTTTATTTCTTCGTAATATTTAGATTTTAATCCATCTAAATGATCCTTAGCTTTTGCTAGTTCTTCTCTTTTTGCTAATTTCTTACGTCGGATATCCCTTTCGTCATCCATGTCCTCATCAAAAGAAAAGTTATCTTCCATTAAGAAGTCAACATCCTCTTTGTCTAAATGAGGTTTTGTATTTTCGTAATACTCCCTTAGCAATTGAACCTCGTTTAATTTACTGTAATCCTGGTTAAGCTTAACATAGTCCTCTAGAGTACCATTTGTTTCATTCATAAAATCAACAACCTTCTGAATGTTCTCTGGTAATTCAATACCAGCGGCTTGTTCTACAATCGCTTGTTCAACTTTCTCTTCAAGGTCTTCCGCTATCTCTGTAACTTCCTCGTCAGTTATTTCTTCAAGGAAAGATTCTTCAACTAGAACGGGGTATGGTTGTTGGGGTACTTCTTTTTCCACTTCTCGTACAAGTTCGGCTGGTTGATCTGCAACCACGTTTGCCGTTTCTTGCTCTGTATTGGCGTATTTTTCTGGGTTATTTAGTTTGCCTAAGTCCAGCTTTATAGCGCCATTATCTTCATTCCTAGAAGCAGGAGAATTAATATCCGCTGCTTCTACAACCTTTGCTTCAATCTTAGGTTCTACTTTTTGTTCTGTTGCGACTTTCGCTACAGTTTCTTTTTTTGTGGGAGTCTTAATTTTGAAAGTTCCCTCTTGTTTTGGGTTTGCCATGATAAAATATTATATAAGTGTTACTACTATTATTACCTAGGATCGAACGCACCTAAGTTAAATCCTCCGCCCATTGTATCATTTCCTCCAGATTCGAAGTTTGTAGGGGGTAAATCGTTTTGTCTTTGAGCTATCATTTCGCTTTGCTGAGTGCCTTGCATTTTGGTTCTAGCGTCTTTGCGATCTTCTAAATCCTTTTCTTTAGCTTTAGCGTTATCTAATTCGATACCCTTAAGCTTCATGTTATATTGGAATTCTAATTCCATCAATTCCTTCTTGGCTCCAACCTCGACTTGTATTCTTTGTTGCTCAATTTGCCCTTTTAGCTGCTCTAATTGAGATTTAGTTTGGAATAAAGCTTGGTCTTTTTGAATTTCTGCTTGTGCTGCTACTTGTTGTGCTTGCGCGTTTGCTTGAGCTTGAGCTTGTATGTTAGCTTGTTGTTCTGCTTGCAGTCTTTCTTGGCGTTTCTTTTGCCTAACTTTTAATAGTTGATTAGCTAATTTAAGATTTCTAACTTCTCTAATATCAATAGCGTCTGACAAATCAATCAAACCTCCTGCTAATGCTTGCTGAACATTGTTTTCCAGTAAGGCTTTTTGTTCATCATCCGGGGTTAATTCTAAGAATATACCGAAGTCATGTAAATGTAACTCCCTCATTTCATCTAGGGTTGCCACGTTAAATCCACCTATTTTCTGTATAAATGATTCTTTAGCTGGGTGGTACTCTATTATATCTGAGATTCTTAATGATAAACATTCTGCAGTTTCCCTCGTTAAAAATAATCCAGCGTCTAATATATGTCTAGTAGCCGTATTGGAATTAGCTGCAGCCATTTTTTGAACGCCAACTAATGCCCTTGCATCTGGAGTACTTCCGTCCCTAGCTTCGTTAAGCCCGGTAACATCACGTATCATTTGCATGTAATAGTTATAGGTTGCTATTAGTGTTTGCAACTTTTGACCGCCACTACCAGTCTGAACTTCTTGTATAGGTATTTTACCAGGGTTCATATCCCCTTCTTGCGTAAATGATCTACCTATTATAGAACCTGTTTGGAAAAACATATTTAATGCTTCCTGAGGGTTGTAGTTTGTTCCGTTACCTAAATCTACCTCATTAATACCATCAGCATCCAAATAAACACCGTCAGGTATCATTCTTTGTAAAACTTGCTGTAACTTTAAGTGAGTCAATTGTATCATATCAGCAAAAGAAGTACAACGACTTACTATTGATTCAATTCTACCTTGGTACATTCTAGGAGCAGTTATAGCGTAGTTCATTTTAACCTTAGTGCTATCACTTTTAGGTCGCATCATGTTTTTAGCCATCTCCCATTTAAGAACGATATCCGTTCCTAAAATCATTACTCCTTCGTATAAAACCTCTAGAGATCTGGACATTTTACCAAATTGCTCCTCGTACATTTCTATAGGAGGATTGAACTGATCGTCCCTGGCAATTATTTTAGTAGCTCCCGTAGATGTTTCTTTAACCTTGTAAACCTCATTCATATAGGTTTTATAATTAAAGTAAAGCACTTGAACTACGTTAGAGTCTCTATTATTATTTGAATTACCTAGGTTATTATCCCAAACTCCGTTGTTTTGAGAACCTTGTTGCTGTATCCTTTCTAAATCATCTTGTGTTAGGTCCGGGAATTGCTTTTTAAGCTCGTTTAAAGGCACGAACTTAACCTCGCCTACATAATATACATCTTGAAAATACGGGTCCTCTGTGTAAGAGTAAATCAAGTATGCTGGATCCACATATTGCACAGTAACGCCTTCGGATTCTGAAAAGTTATTTTTAACAGCTCCAATTCCGAGTGTTGCAATATCGTAATAATATCTTTTCTTAGTTAAGTCATATCTGTTTTCGTCAAACATAACGTTAATAGCTTCCTCTTCCGCAATTTCTATACCTTGCTTGTAGGAAAGTTGCATATGCAAATCCAGTTCTTCTTCAGAATCTGGTAACTTATCTGGGTTGTTTTCAAATAAATTAATACCAAAGTTTTCCTGTGCGAAGTTATTTAATTCAGCTGTTTGTAAATCCCTAATAATGGACTCCATATACTTAGTCCTTTTACTAACTCCGTAAGGATCTTGAGAATAAGCACTTAAATCAAAACCTCTATCAGCTATACCATTAACTACTATGTCTACAAATTTTGATAGTATAGGTACTGGTTTCCAATCTAAGTTTAAGTAAGATAAATCCCCGTTAATAGACATTTCGTCCTTGTACTTTTGTATTGGCTGTTCACCTCTTGCATATAGCCTTAAACTATGGAATGTATTTTGGTTGCTCCTAAATCTAGTTACACCAGAGTTGTTAGAAAACCATTCATTTTGTATGGCCCTACCAACTTTAAGACCGTAGTCACGGGACATTTTTTCCGCGTCACTTGCAACTTGGCTTGGAAAAAAACTATTTACTACTCCGCTCATATTGCTATTTTATTATTTTTGAATTTGATCCGTCAATTTGGTATTTGGCAAATCTTAAGTTAACTGGTGCTCTTTGCATTTTGTTTGTTGGTTTATATAGATCTTTATGACAAGCCATTATAGCCAAACCTGAACTAATTGCCGCATCAAACTTTGTTCTGTTATTTATATCAAATTTGGCCCAGTCCCCTAACGTTTCGTTAAAATACATAGTACCATATTCTCCTTGATCGTTTAGCCCTACGTGTCTGTCTATGTACATTTCAATTGCAGCGGCGTGAGCTTGTTTTATATCTTCACTAGAGTTTGGTATTCCACCAATTTCTTTTTCAGTAATAGATAGCTTATTCCACAGTTTATCAGGTCTATTCATTGAGTAGCCCCTGTATCCTCTTCTTTTAAAATAATATAAAAGCCTAGGTTTGTTATTCTCACATAAAATCGGCATTCCGTAAAACACACAAGCCATTAATACGTCTTCAAAAAATATCTCAGCGGTTTGAGGTCTTGCTACATACTCTAGAAAGAAAGTACTTGGTGGAGCATCTTCCATGCTAAACTTTGTCAAACCGTGCAAAGCACCTTTAGATCCCCTGCCGTCTGTTGTTCCTGATATATCATAACTATCACATCCGAAAGCGCCTACGTGCTCATTGCCAGGCCATCTTACTCCGTTCTTTAATAGTTGTCTATTTTGCATATTATAACTAGGTACCCAACTTATCAAGAATCTTCCATTAGGGTTTGGCGAAAATATTACTTTAGAATCTTTAATGCCATTTTCCCATTGAAAGCTACCTTTTGTTAAAACATTGCTGTTCCCTAGGTCTTCGTTATAATCTATTTGTTCGTATATTTTCGCTAAGTTAAATATACTATTTTTTGTTTCATCTCTAAAAGCGTGTTCTTCCGTTCTTGGAAACTGCCTATAGAATTCGTTTAAAGCATCTTGGTCACCTTTTAAACCTTCAACTTCGTTATTCCAGTGATCTATTACACCTTGATCTATTTCATCTCCTTGAGGATCGACAGTACCCAGTTCGGGTTTGTTGAATACAGGAAAGCCATAAGAATCAATGAATCCCTCGTAGTTCCATTCCATAGGTATGAACAAAGAATATAATCCTGAACGAGTCTGTCCGTTGGCGTTTCTCTTTGTAACATCTGAACTGTTGTATAGTTTTTTAAAATTGTCACCTCCTTTGTCTAAAGCATTTGATGTTGATCCCATCATACACTTACCAATAATCCTAGAGCCTAATCGTAATGTTGTTTTTGTAACCCTCCAGTTATTGAGGATGTTGTTTGGTCTTTCCCATTTACCGGATTCATCATGCACAAGTAACTTAAGTTTCTCTCCATCATATGCGTTGTCTCCTGTATTTTTCCAATCTATGGTAGTATCTAATCCAGTAATCTCCTCGTTCTTATTATTTGAATCGAGTCTTCTCCTGGTGAATTTTGACGCGGGTACACGGTATGCTAGTTCTGTTTTTGGACGGTCCATACCGTCTTGTATTGGTTTATAGAAGAACGGGTAATTAATGGATATAGGTACAACCTTGTCAGTGAACATCTTTTTTGCATCAGATCCAGATTTGGATAAAATACCGAATCGTGAATCACTTGATATCGTGGCCAGATTAACGATTTCACCGGACGCCATGAACGAGAAACCTGATCTTCTGTTTTTAAGATACGCCATACCGTAGCATCTTTTATCCGCTTTGCAAGCTTCCCAGAATATGTAAAAAAGTCTATTTGCTTCTCTAAAGTCCGGTTGCCCAACATCAATTTTAGACCACTGCAAGTACATAAAGTGAGCACCAGTAATGTAAGTATCCAAGCCTTTATTATTGAACCAATGGCCGTTTTCTCTTTTGTTGAAATTTTCATCTATATACTCCTCCCATTTGTTTTTAAACCCATCTGGATAATCCCTCCAATCAAAGATGCTTTTTATACTTTTTAGTTCATTAGGATATTCTTCTGGTATCCATTTATCAGTACTTTTGTTTAACTTACCTGGGGATTTAGGCAAGGCTATTTTAAGATTTTGTATTTTATATATTTCTCCTATTTGTCCGGTCTTACTTATAACAACAACGTCGTGTTCTTTGTTATATCCGTAATCCCACTTTTTGCCTTTATTAAGTCTCGATATTGTCGTAAGCTTTATAGGCTCTATAACTTTGTATAGCTCTTGAGTATACATTATTTAGATCTTTTTTCAGCAAACCCTCCAAAAGAATTTACTGTAGCTTCTTTTTTAGGCCTGTCTTCCAATATTCTTTCTTCCTCTTCAAGACGATTAAGTATTTCGAAGGCATCAAAGATTGCTAGTTTTTTTGTTGCTGCTGCGTTCTTAAGCCTGTCTGCCGTTATATCATCACCTGAATCTATAATAGCTTCTTTAGCTACCTTTATAAGTTCTTCAACTGCTTTGTGCCCAGCTTGGATTATACTCCTCTTCGTTTCCTTGATGTCCATAATTGATTGTAATTGAATTGGTGGGTACTCGGAATAATCGCTGCCCGTCTATTATAAATTCGTATTCAGAATTAGGTCTGAACCCGATCATTTGACCTTCTTCAAATTCTCCATTTGAGTGTTTTATTACACCTATTAATGGTTTTTCTGAATCTAAAGAAAACATTTTTGTCTCCTTAATCGGAGCAACAAATATAAAGCCTTCTAAAGCTTTCCATTTACCGTTTCTCTTATAAGCGTATACCTGATCTGGTTGGACCAAGTATACGTTTTCTTCTAAGTAATTCTTACTATTCTTTTCAACACCTCTAACGTCTCTAAATCTTCTAAACACATTATGGTGTATCACAATCTCATCTCCCTCTCGTAGCTCTGCATGCTTACTAGCTAAAGGTAAGCTTAAGATAATACCTATCCTATTAACAAACTCGTGATTCTGCAACTCTGTATTTAACAGCAACTCTTGGCCGTCAACATACACTTTTCCGGTTGACCTACTACCCTTCGGTGCAACTAAGTAATTGAATACGCTCTGCATTTACCACGAGAGATCATACTCAACAGAGATTGCCATGTTCTTGTTGAAATCTTTCCACGGCATGATCATATCTTTTTTCGTAATGTAGATAGAATACTTGTTTTCTTCTTCTACGATATGAGCTATGGTATGTCCACCGTATACTTCTTGACCAACAGCATAATGCATAGCGTCGTTCTTGTAGTCTTTCCCGATGCTGATCTTTCTAATTATTTGCTGGGACATCGCTAATTTCTCCGGTTTTTAAGTCTACATTAACAGGTCCAAACTCTTCTTCTAGTTCTGCCTGTAGTTGAGATAGTTCTCCTACTACTGCTTGCAACTGAGAAATTAAACCAGCCTTGTGCCCTTCTAAACCACCAATTTGCATTTGTATCCGGTTCTGGTTATTAACAGTTTCTTGCAATGCTTTTAACTGAACTCCTGAAATTGACCTTATCTCTGTTGCTTCTACTTCCAATGTTTTTACTTTTCTCATAATGATTTGATTTAATTGTTATGTAATTTTACTTATATGGAAATGCTTTGTTTAACATTTCTTTTCTATTTGCGCAACCACAATCGCCTGGTAGTTTATCTACTAGCTTTTTTATTCCAGTTGCTTTTGTTATTTTTTCTATGGTGTCGCCTAATCCTTTTGATTCCATTAGCACTTCCAATTTCTTCGCGCGATGTCATTCGGGCAATCTCCGTTCTTGTCTGGATCTTTACACTTTTTAATACCAGCTGATCTGGCACAATAAGATTTCTTTCTTGATCCTCCTCCTGGTTGAGGGGCTTTTAAATTACCCCCGGTTTTGTTGTTATACGTTTTCCTTTCAGACGCACTCATACCTGCCTCATATGGCTTAGTCCTTTTAGCAGGCGACGCTTTGTCAACAACTTTATCAACTACTTTCTCTACTATTGCTTTTCCAACAATAGCAGCGATAGGTCCTAATTTAGCTGGGCTCGTTACGCAGGAGCCTTTCATTTTAAACGCCATTATTTGTACATTGCTTTTTTCATAGCGTACCCTCTCTTTTGGACAGGAGCTTTTAATTCTTTTGATTTTTGATAGCCTCTGATGCCTTCGTTTACATCGCTTACTTGGCCTGCTAGTTCCTCAGCTGTAACTCCGGAAACATTTAGAGGGTTTCTACCTCCTTTAGTGATTGTTGTAGTTGTAGTTCCGTCTTGGTACTTTTTGCCTTGAGCTCTATCTGTTTGTGCCTTTCCTTGAATAGCAGTATTCCCGCGGGTAATTTCATCCTCAGTCATAGCTCTTTCCGCTCCCTGATATGCCTTACCACTTTTTGAGCTTGTTTCTGCTTGGCGAGTTCTAGCTTTCATGTTTTTATTAAAAGCATCGCTTTCCATAGCGTTCTCCTCAACTTTAGCTTTATTCCTAGCGTCCTTAACAGCTGTTCTGCGCTCTTTACCTTTCAGCTTTTCAGATGCTTGGTATTCTCCATTACCATCCATATATCCGCCGCCTTTAGCTTTAATCTTAGCCTGCTTTATTTTGCTTCTGCGTATATCTCTACCGGATTTTTTAATAGATCTGCTTTGCTCTCTAACTTCTCTTGAACCTAAGGCGTCATTACTATCGCTAGTAGTATGGTTTACTACTGTTTCTGTACTGGTAGATTTCTTAGGTATTCTAGTGTTAGTAAGTCCAGCTGTTATCGTTTGCACTTTAGGATTATTACTAACTGTTTTCGTATTATTTTTAATGTAGGAAGCGTCCTGAGCGGCTCTTTGCTCAGGTGTTTTAGCTTCGTACGCAGCATCTCCTTCCTTTGTAAAAGTAGGGGGAGTATACACGCTGCCCGCCTTAATGCTTTCTACCTCTTTATTTTTAGCTCCCGCT